ATGTCCTTTTACAAGCCAGCGCGCGGCTACGCGCTTCTGGGCGCATTCTTACTCTTGTTTCTTGTTGGATGCGATTCAGGTGGAGATGATGGTGGAGAGTTCTGCGGCAATGGGTACTGCGGGTCGGGGGAGAACATCTCCAACTGCCCAGTTGATTGTGGAGGGGGTGGTGAAACCTGCGGCAATGGGTACTGCGGATCGGGCGAGAATGTATCGAACTGTCCAGCGGATTGTGCTGGCAGTGGTGAAACCTGCGGCAATGGTTCCTGCGGATCAGGCGAGAATGTATCGAACTGCCCCGCTGACTGCAGTACAGATGAAACGGACTGTGGCAATGGTATTTGTGAAAATGGGGAAACAGCGTGGGATTGTCCTGCAGACTGCGGAGATTGCACTCACGATTCCGACTGTGCACCTGACGAGGCGTGCATTGAAGGGACATGCAAATCAAATGATGTCGCTCAGTTCGCATTCCGTGGTGAAGTGCGAGACTGGTTGACTGGCCAAGGGGTGTCTGGAGTAACGGTGCATCTATCAAGTTCCCTATCCGAAAAGACGGATGGTGTCGGAAATTTTGCATTTCCTACTCTGTCAGAAGGAACATACGCAGTTGAGTTTTCTCATCCGAAATATCAGGAAAAGACTGTTGAAGTTGTTCTTTTCGGTGCCGACAAAGATATTGTTGTTCAGTTTCTCCCAAAAGAACTCGTCGAGGTTAGGGTCAACGGTTCACTGCAGAGCGGAGCGGTTGTCTACGACAATTCAACACAGGTAGCGATAGTTGTTCAAGACTGGGAAAAGATGACTGGCTGTGCCCGTAAATCCGACGCCGGTTCTGCTTGTAAAGAATACAACACTGACTTACGCATTGTGCTGGAGCGATCCGCTGGCGGATTCCAACAAACAGCGCAGGTTAGAGCGTGGGCAGAGGGCAAGTACAAGGGAGGCAATGTCAACACTGATACTCGAGGGGGGTGCACCAGTGTTGTGCCCGTAGACATAGAACGCGAAACCGTTGAGGGTTCATCCTATATTGTTGGTGGCTTCGTGTCGGCTGTGACTGTTTTCGACACGTGCTGTTGTCATCATAGCGCGTATGACGATAATCCTAGCTGCGGTGGCAACTATACATACACAGATCCTGCTTGCGAAGAGGAGCTCGAGCCGTTTGAGGACGCGCTGCAGTTGAGTGTTGAGTTCTTTCTGTTCAGCGAATCGTTGCCAACGTATTAGCTCGGCCTGCCGGCGAAATCGGTGTTAGGTAGCGAGCCTTTCTTCTGCCATTCGGAGCGAAAAGGATTTGGATCAGAAGTACAGAGGAGTCTGAATTGGCTCAGTTTGCAGCTGCTGTGCAGCGGCACCCCGGATGCTTTGGCGGCCCCTCCACCTCATCAATCCCGAACACCTTCCCGTCCAGCGCCCGGCAGATCGGACATGTCCTCGAATCGTCGGCAATGAGCCAGCGGACCTTGGTGATGCCGACCTGCCGGTAGAAGACCTTCCGGCCCTCGTTGTGGGCGCGGAGAGTTTCGGTGCGGGCGATGAGGGTGGCGCGGCGCTGGGCGGTCTTGAAGACGGTTTTACCGGCGCGGCGGAACGCGTCTTTGTCCTTTACGACGCGGCCGATGTCCCGGGCCACCTCGGGGATGGACTTGCCGGTCAGCACTCCCTGGGTCACGGTGCGCTTGATGCCGGAGGCCAGCTCGGCCAAGACGTCACCGAGGAGTTGGACCTGGTAGTTGGCCAGGAAGTCCACCGCGGCCCGATCGATGGTTGCAAAGGTGCGCTTGACCATCGCGTTGCGTGAGACGTCGGTGAAGTCCTGGAAGTCGGGCATCTCCATGGCCTCGAGATGGGAGACCCCGTCCTCGATGCCGAGACGCATGGACTCCTTCACGTTATCCCGGATGCCGACCTTCCAGTTGACTTTCAGCTCCTTGGCGATGCCCTCGACCTCCTTCTCCAGGTCCCGCAGGATCGCCAAGCGCATCTCCTGCCAGGGCTTGAGTGCAGCCTTCTCCTCGAACCGCCGGATCTGCTTCGCTACGTCGTTGGCCGCGCCGTCTAGAGTTTTCAGGAGGTCGCCGACGCGGTCCTCAGCATACCTGTCCCGGCGCTTGATGGCTTTGTCCACGGCCTTGCTGATGCGGCGCTGCTGCTCTGTCTCAGCCATTGCCGTCACCCTTCCAGTACGAGGGGCAGGTCCGGCGCGCCGGCCAATGGTCCCCACTCGCTCTCCCCGGATTCCGGGATGTCGGCCATGCCGTAGCAGGTCCAGGGCCCCGTCTCGCCAGGCCGCACCCGACGCCAGGTCCACGGCCGACCGAGCGTGGCCTTGCTGCCGTCCGCTGCCAGCCGGTACAGACCGGGTACTGCGGGGAGGCCTGTGCGAGGGTCCTTGCACCCCATGCTCGGGCCGATGCGAAGGACGCAGATGACGTGTCCGCTGCGGCGCTGGCAGAGGTACCACTGGGATCCGTGCCGGGGCTTGGCGAGGTCGGCGAGCTCTACGACGGTGCTAACCGAGGTTGTGTATTCCTTGAGGCCGCGGCAGAGCTTCCCCCTGATGACCTCGCCCTCCACGCTGCACAGGGGCAGCATCCGGTTCGGCATGCTGCTCGTCGGGCCCCGGCCGGTCCGCCAGGTGGGGTAGAGTCCGTTGTCCGGGTGCATCGCCCGCATCCACCAGGAAGTCAGGAGCCAGGCCGCATGGCCGCAGGTGGCTCCGTGCCGTCCGGAGCCGTCGCTGGACAGGGGAACAACGTAGGCCTGTTCCTTCCCGGCTTCCATCCGCTCCCAAGCGGCGATACTGCTTCTCCTGTACTCTGGGGTCATCCGGTGGCGCTCGACGTCGAACAGAACAGCCAGCCCCCGTGAGAGGCGCTCTGCGCGGGGAGACGGGTCAGGGATCACCTCGCCGCTCGATTCTCCTGCCAGCCGCGGCCAGGTCTTTCCTCCGCTGTAAACAACCACACCGTCCACGGCCAGGCCCCGGTCCTCCTGGTAGGCCCGCACAGAGCGGTCGAGCTCCGCATCGAACAGAGTCGCATCGGGCAGGGCGTAGCCGGCCCCGCGCATCAGCGCCCTTAGCTCCATGACTGCTTTCGAGTCCGTTCCAAGTCGTAGCAACATCGTCTTCTCCTCTTTGCTCCGGGTCATCGCCCGGTCGTCTTCTCTCGGTTGCGGGCGTAGAGCCTCTTGACATCGGCCTGGGCTGCGTCTTCGTGTGCGTCCTCTGCCTTCTTCATCAAGCCCAGCCGACCGCGGGCCTCGTCCACGGTGAGGACCTCGAGCGCAACGAGCTGGGAGATGTCCTTCACGGACCAGTTGGTGTCCACGACAATCTCTTCGCTCTCCTGCTCCTTGGTCTCGACGTCCGGGGAGAGGCCCATCTTCTGCTGGAGCGTGTTCTTCGAGATGAGGCCGCGGTCGTAGAGCTCGACGAGCAGCCGCTTCTGATCCGTTTCCGCGGTGAGATCCATGTCCGAGAACTGGTAGTGGAGCTCCTCGTCTTCGAAGCCCTTGCGCTCCATCCACTCGTCGAACACCCAGTCCAGGATGTTGCGCGCCACCTGCTTGATCTCCTTGAGCTGGACGATCATCTTCTGCATCGATACCGATGCGGTGGCGAAGTTGGGGCCGTCGCCGGTGACGATGCTGCGGGCCATCCCGAGTGCGACCAGGATGTCCTCCTTGACCTCCCGCACCTTCTGTTCGGTGTTCAGGGCCTTGCCCTCGATCCCGTAGGTCTCCGCTTTGACGAAGAAGGGGACGACCATGCCGGACTTCATGTCCATGTGGTTCATCTCGTCGCGGATGCTCTCCAACATGGCCTGGTCCGGGGTGATGAGCTTGCCACCGAAGCTGCCGCCCACCTGGATGAACCGGAGCGGTGTGGTCCAGCGTTCGGCGATGGCCTGCTCGGCCTTGCGGTACTTCCTCAGCAGCTCGATGGCCTCGAACGCGGGCAGGACCATGGAGTTGCCCCTGGACTCGAACTCCGGTGCGTTCCACTTCAGGTGGAGCATCTGGTCGAGAGCCAAGGAGACCTCATCGCCGTAGGAGCCGTCCGGATTCTCCGGGCGTTGGATCGCCTCGACCAGTTCATCGTTCTCGTAGACGAGTCTGACGCTCACCGGGTTCACGCAGATGGCGCGTTCCACGTCGTCGCCGCCCTTGCTGCGAATGAAGTATCCGACCGCGTCGCCCTTGATCAGGAGCTGGAGGACCATGTCCTTGACGAAGCTGTTGAGGTCCAGCCGCTGGAATGCCTCCCGGGCCTCGTTCCTGAGTTCCTCGTCGTCGCTGTTGAGCCCGATCTCGTCACCCAGGGCGAAGGTGCGCCACGCGTTCAGCGCGTTGGCCACGAGGGGCTCCTCCTGGTAGTACTCCACCGCTTTGCGAGCTCGGTCTTCCCATGACTCCGGCACCGCGCCCGTGGTCGAGACCGTGTTGAAGAGCCCTGGTGACAACGCCGCCGCGGTTCCGAGCCGGGCCGGCGCGGCCCCCGTGGTCCGGGCACCTCTGCTCCGCTTCTGCTTCTGCTTTCCCATGGTCATTCCCTCCTCAGAAGATCGGGTCGGTGCATACCGGCCGTAGGTTCACGAAGATCTCGACGGGGTCGTAGTCGCCGTCTCTTTCCTGTGCTTGCCGCAGGAGCGCGCAGCGCATGGCATCCACGATGTGGTCGTTGCCCTTGGAGTAGACCATTCCCCGGTCGGTCAACACGTAGGTCTGGGTGCAGAGCTGGTCCTCGACATCGTGGTCCTGCTCGGGCAGCACGAGCTTCTGGGTGCCGAGCGCCTTGTTGATGAGGTTGGTCATCTCCTCCTTGGTGCGCTTCTTGATGGGACGGCCCCGCTCGTCTTCTCCCACCGTGATGGAGCTGCCGAAGTCGTAGCCCACGAGACGACCGGCGAAGTGGCGATCCTGGAACTTGTCCAGGCCCATCAGCTCCTGCACTACGCTCATGCCGTTGCCCCCGCGGTCTACGCCGATACCAACCGGCGAGTACACCCGGTCCATCAGGGCGATGACCTCGCTGATGACCGGATAGGGGATCTGCTCCGCGTGGATGCGGAGAACCAAGGTGAGTGTTTCGTTCCTGACGTCCTCCTCGAACATCAGGAGCTCGGTCGGATCCGACGTGTACCCGAGATCCCCCCCCACCCAGAACGTGCCGTGAAGGCTCTGGAGGTGGAGGACATCCTGTAGTCGTGTCCGGATCTCGGACTCGTTGGCGCAGCCCTTGAGCACGTCCCCAGTGATGGACACTTGGCGGTAGTTCTTGATCTTGCTGAGAGCGTCGATCACCAGCACCGGATCGAACGCGCCGTACGTCGGTTTGCCGTGCTCGCCGGCCACCTCGTGCTGCCAGCCCGGGGTGCCCTTGCCGCCGTAGAAATCCTCGAGTTCCTTCTCGCGCTCCGGCGACCAGTCCGGCGAGGTCCAGGAGGGCCAGTGGAACCGCTTCCAGATCTTGCTCTGCGTGATGCGGTAGTAGTACGTGTTTCGCAGTCCGTTGGGTGTGCTGTAGACCCGGAACTGCCCGTTCGGGTTCAGGCATTGGCGCAGGGCCTCCCACGCGACCTCCGGTATCCAGGCAGCCTCATCCACCAGGAGCAGGTCCACATGCAGTGAGCGAAACGCGTAGCCACCAGTTCCCCCGGGGCGGAAGTACACGTTGGCCCCGTTGGTGAAGCCCACCTCGAAGTAGGGCTTGCGCTTGATCTTCGGGGAGCCGTTGGCCTTCAGCGCGACGCTATCGCGCAGAATGTCGTTGGTGTTGAGCTGGTGCTCCACCTCTTCGATGATCGTGTCGAGGTGCCCCTGGTACGGTGCGGCCACCAGCACGGACTTGCCCGGGTGCATGAACGCGTACCACAGGACCATGGTGCTGAGGTCCACGGTCTTGCCCACGGACCGCCCGTCCCGGTGCACGATCTTCGGAGCAGTGCATTCCAGGTCCTCCCGCTGGTAGTCCCGGTATCGGCGCTGGCTGCCATCCCGGTTGGTCAGGGTCGCCTCGCCCCACGTGGCCGGACTGAGCATTGCCTCGGCCATGATGCGTTCCTCGGGCGAAACACCGTCCAGAAGTGACGTTTCACGTCGCTTGGACTGACGTTTGTGGGCTGAACCTTTCTTAGACATATCGCCGCCTTGGGGCATCGAGCCCAGGAGTGTCAGTTGTGGTGTCAAAGAAGGGCTCATTTCGCCGACCCTCCCCCGGAGGCCTGATTCTGTCCGAGAGGAAACTTAGTGATAACGCAGAGTTGGGGCCGCTGAGATTCTCGCCCCCGGGCCCGACGGTGGCACACCCCCTGCAATGTACATGGAGTGACTTGAAAGGGAGGGCACCATGAAGAGCACGATCAGGACGACGAAGAGAGGGAAGCAGCAGGAAGCCCGCCCCCTGGCAGGCATCGGCGGCGAGATCTACATCTCGACCCTGAACTGGCCGAGCCTGGGGATCACCCCCGACGCGCCCGAGTATGGGATCCGGACGGCGGCTGGGCCACTGGCCTTCTCCAGAGACCGGGACGCTCTGGTCGCCTGGGCCAAGCGCAACTACATCCACGCCCAATGAAGGGAGACGACGATGAGAAGCAACCTCGACAAGAGAATCGACGCAATGAGACCTGGCCAGAGCATCGAGATCAGCCGGACCGAGACTGGCCACTGCACCGCAGAGCGCAGCGGCGATGGCAAGACGATCCGATTCGTCAGGCACACGACGACCGGATGGACGGTGTTCAAGACCAGCGCCTACTGAGGGGAGACGACGATGAAGACCAAGCGAACCAAGACCTCGACGCAGGCCTACCGGGAGAACCTGGGCAACACCCGCAAGACCATGAAGCGCATCGAGCAGCTCCTGGCGAAGCACGAACGAGAGGCCGGCGCGACACCAAACTGGGGCCATGTGGGCGACATGAGCTACGCCCTGGACCTGCTCCACCAGACTGCGGCCTTCCTGGCCGACGAGGAGATGTAGACGATGAAGAACTGCACCGCCACCGAAGCCTACAACGAACACGTCGAGAGAGCCCGGCAGAACCTGAAGCGGATCATGGAGGGTCTCGGAGCCCATATCGCCAAGACCGCCACGACGCCCGCGGGCACCTACGCTGCGACGCCCGACTGGGGCGACGTCGGAGACCTGGAGCATCTCAACGAGCTGCTGGAAGAGGCGGCTCGGTTTATCAACGGCGAGGGCGAGTAGCCCCGCAAACAGGAGGTCGGAGTCATGACGAAGACGACGGAACTCAGCATCGGCATCGAGGAGTACATCGAACACCTGACGGACATCGGCAAGAAGGCCAGCACGGTGGGGACGGCCAAGCGGACCATGGCCTTGTTCCAGGAGAACCTCGGGGCCAAGAAGGTCATCGCCAAGATCATGCCGGTCCATGTGGCCGGGTTCTTCAAGAGCGACGCGGCGACCACGCTCCGGGACAAGCCCCGCGCCAAGGCAAGCATCCTCCAGATTCGGCGCATCGTCCGCGGCGCGCTGGTGTTCTGGCAGGAGCGGGGCTACCTGGACAACGTGCCGCTGCCGAAGGATGAGAAGAAGCTCCTGGAGCCCCGCAAGAGCCCGAAGGCCAAAGCCGAGACCTCCGATGCACAGCCCGAGCTGGCTGGCGACACCAAGTAGGGGGCGACCATGCCAGACGTGCAAAAAGGCGACAGAGTGAGAATGATCCACATGCCCGACGACCCGGATCCTATCCCTGCTGGAAGCACCGGAACGGTCACCAGGGTGACGACTGGGCCGCTCGCCCAGGTGTCGGTGGACTGGGACAACGGGCGATCCCTGAACCTGGTCCCCGGTACCGACGAGTTCGAGGTCATCGAGCGGGGGGACAGGAGCTCCAACGCAGTCCTGGTACCCAGAGCTGTGCTCGACGGGATCACTGCGGTGCGGGACTCGGGGATGTTCAACATGCTGGATCTGCCCGCGGTCGCAGGCCTCGCCCGCCAGCTGGGCTTCGACGAGGCCGCTGATTGGTTGACCGACCGCGGCAACCGCTCCACATACTCGCTGGGCGTCTTCCAGGGCTTCCGGGCCGCAGAGTAGCCCATGCTCCTCTCTCAAGCCATCGAGCAGTTCACCACGTACCTCCAAGCGAATCGCCGAAGCCCCCACACCATCTCCTGCTACCGGCGGGACCTGGCCGGGCTGGAGCGGTTCGCCGGAGACGTGGACATCTCCGCGCTGACCGCGGATCTGCTGCACGGGTTCGTGGTGTCGGACGCGGTCCAGCTCAAGCCGGACGGCGCGGCCCGCTCCGAGGTGACCGTCAACCGCTGCAAGGCTGCGCTGCGGTCCTTCGGGGCGTGGCTGGTCCAGACCGGAGCGGCCGACCGCAATCCAGCCGGTGGACTCGATGTCCGTCGCACCATCAGGCAATCGCCGTCTTCCCTCTCGGAGGCCGAGCGGAAGCGAATGCTGCGCGAGGTCGGCGCTCGGAAGGGGGTTGCCGCGACCCGGGATCGGGTGATGCTGGAGGTTCTGCTGGGTACGGGGATCCGGCTCTCGGAGTTGGTCGGCCTGGACATCGCCGACGTGGATCTGGACAGCAAGCGGATCAGCATCCACGCCAAGGGCGGCGACACCGAGACACGCTTCCTGAACGCTGACCTGCGCAGACGCCTGCGACGGTATGTGCGGCAACGGAACCAGGCGGGCACCGAGTCGCCGGCCCTCTTCCTCTCCAACCGCGACACCAGGATCTCCACGCGCCAGGTCCAGGCCCGATTCCGGCTCTGGCTCCAGTGGGCAGGCATCGACCGTGAGGGGCTGACGGTGCACAGCACGCGGCACACATTTGCTTCGAGGTTGTACCGGAAGACCCACGACCTGATCCTGGTGGGGCGTGCAATGGGGCACAAGACCGTTGAGGCAACACAAGTGTACGTCCGGTCCAGCGACGACGAACTCGAAGAGGCCCTGGAGTCGCTCTAGCATCATCCCGCCCCGCGGCAGGCTGCTGTCGCCTCATGAAGGTCATCTCTTGATAGCCGGGCCAATCGCGACAGCGCTTGGTGGTACTCGCTGTGGGCGACCCTGGTCATTACGGCGAGGTTCAGTATCCGGTTGTCAGTCTTGTTCCCGTTGATGTGATGTACGACTTCGTTGCTTCGGAGCGTCCTGCCGAGCGTTATTTGCATGACAAGTCGATGCTCGAAGATGTGCCCCTCAGCATCGGCACCAGGGTAGTCGCGACCCACAAGGATACGAACATATCCGCTACTTGTGATTCGTCTCCCTCCACGCCAGTGCGGGCTTGCCTCTCGACGGAGTCCCCTGGGCGGTGGCTCACGGGTCAGGCCCAGTCGCGTGATGCATGTCGTGACGGCGGTCCGTCCACAACCAAAATGCGCTGCCATCCTCTCCAGTGGCATTCCATTCGCAAACAGCCACCGTACATGGTCCTCGTCGAAATCGATTCTGCGGGGGTGTGGCCGTCCCCGATAGGGACCGGGACGCTTGCGGACCCAGCCCCGCTCCCTGATGAACCTGCTAACGGGCGGGCGGGAGCAGCCGAAGTGCTGTGCTATCGTCTCCAGCGGAACCCCGGCATCGAAAAGACGCTTCAAGACCTCCTCGTCCAACTCAATCGCTTTCATAGCTTCTCACCTTGTCTGCCGCTCGCATCGCTCTCTCACCTGGATTGCCACCGCCTCCGTGCCGGTGCCTTTGGTCAGCGCCCCGAGTGGGAAGCCAGGCATCGTTGCGCCGCAGGCTCCACACCTCACGGTGCCCATGTCATCGCCGCAGCCAGAGCAGCCGATCCACTCGGCCTGGCCTCCGCACATCGGACACAAGACGTTCACGTTCATCGTTCACCTCCCGGCAGGACGCTGGCGGTGCCGGTCTGCCATTCATGGGAAAATCCGTCAGTCTGGTGGTGGTGGGCGGCCCCGGAACATCGCGCAGAACACGTCTTATGCGACGTTCCGGCAATCCTGGATCGCCAGGGCACGTGGACTTCCGCGCCGGCCAGAGACGTCTTATGCGACGAAAGAACTGCGTTCTGCACGGCTTCAGCCCTCCTTCTGCGTGTCATCGGTCTCCACCTCGACCGCTTCGACATCGATGACCTCTGCTTCTGCTGGCTTCGGAGCCGATAGCATTCCTCGCTCGCGCATCCTTCCAAGCAGCGCCCCCATCACTTCAGCTGGCGTGGCGCCGGTCGTCCGAGTCGTTTCCTTGGATTCCCTGGTGACCTGGAGGGCCTTCAGATTCCGGTTGAGCAGCCGGTCCAGAACGTCCAGTGCGTCGGCCTGAGCTCCACCGGCCACTGCCACTCGCAGCTTGGTCTCGTAGAGGGCCAGACGCTCGAGGGTCATCAAGTCGGTTTCGGAGGGCTCGTGGACGTCCTCCTTGTATCTGGCCAGCAGCTCCTCGTAGATCGGGATCTCCTCGGCCGGCAGCCGCGATGAGTAGGCCCCGTGCTTCACCGCATTGGTGTTGCCTTTGGGAGGTGGCCCCCCTGCACCAGGGGGCTTAGGACTGCCCTTCGGACGACCCTTGCCTCCTCTGCTTCCAACCGCTCCGCCGCCATGGAACTTGCAGTAGTCGCTACCGGGCACCGCCTTGTTCTTGCATGGGAGGCCGGTTCGCCTCGAGAATCCCTTGCAGATTCGCTTCACCTTGGCCATGTCACGCCTCATTCATTGGTCTGTTCACTGCTGTTGACCGCTTCCGGCTGGGGCGGAGGGGGCGCGCCGCGCCTTCTCCTTCGCCAGCACCCGCCACACCGTCCGTTCCGAGATGAAGAGTCGGCCTGCGATATCCGCCGCCGAGTGCCCCTCCTCCTGGAGCCGGACGATGTAGCGGTCGCGCCCGAGCCGATTCAGGTTCTTGCGCGCCGGTACCCAGAGGCAGCAGGCTCCTCCACCCAGAGCATCGCTGAGCTGGTTGAGCAGTTCCTCGGGTAGCACCCGGGCTGCGCTCAGGTACCGGTCGGTCATGACGCCGCCTCGAAGATGTCCACGGGCTCACCGTTGGGCTCATAGACGATCTGCTCGAGGGGCAGGGTCGCGGACAGGTCCCGGAGGAACAGCCGGTGATCCTCATCGCTCTCCAGCATCGAGACGTAGTCGGTGCACTTGCGTGTACGGCGGGCCAGGATCCGATGGAGGTCGCAGGTCCCATGGCTGCGTCCGCGCTTCCAGTGTCCCTTGGTGCAGGTCACCTTGAGGATATATCGCCCCGTGGCCTGGTTGACCTCCCTGTACTGCTTCGCGTGCAGGCAGGTGGCGCACTTGATGAGGGGCTTCTTCTTTGTGTTGTCAGTCATGCTCTCACCTCATTGCGGTAGAAGCGCAGGGAGTGACCTCCTCTGCATACGAGTTCGATATTCCTGTCCGTGACCTTGCCGAGGCGTTGGTCGCGGTCGATGAAGCAGACGACGCCGTAGCCTGGGCCGCAGGGATGTGTGAAGCGTCCACGGGTTGCGTAGAGCTCGGGGTCGGTCCAGCCGAGAGCGAGGGCTTGATCTCGGATGGCATCGACCTCGCCCAGGGCGTGGAAGGTCACCTGCCGTCGACGTGGGAGCTCGCTCTCTTCGGGGTAGTCGAAATTGGAAAGCCGATCGAGGAGGCCGGTGGATTGGTTGGGCGACTCCATATTGGCGTTGGTGAGGCGATTGCGAGCGGCCTTGAAATCCTCAGAGGTGTACGCTTCGTGCGCGAGCTTGTGGACTGTGGCGAAGCGCTCTGCGAATGCCTTGGTCTCCTCGCTCTCCTTCCCTGCCATGCCCACCTTGGCCTGGAATGTGGCGAACCGTTTCTCGAGCCACAGGAAGAAGTCGGGAGAGAGCCGTCTGAAGGCCTTGCTGCCCCGAATGACGTCCTCGGTGTTCGGCTGCCGGCCCGCGAGATTCAGGGTGGACAGGTCAGTGCTGACCCACACGGAGCAGTCGTGAGCGCAGCAAACGCGGACTCGCAAAGCGGAGTGACCTGCTGCCAGGCGAGCATCGGCCTCACGAGTGGGACCTGATGGGAGCTTGCCCACTGCCGGAGAGGAAGCGGTCCCCTCTCGGGTCGGTTGCCCTGATGCACCTGCACTTGCGAACGACATGACGAAACCTCCTTCGGTTCGGAGGTCCGCCAGCCTTCGCTTGTTGCGACGGGTTGGTGGAACCTGTTCTGGCTGTCAATCCAGGGGGGCGTGTCCCGGTTCACTGTAGTAAGAGTTAAGCATTAAGCAGTATGCCATTCTCTTCTACAGTGAACCGGGACGCGCCTCCCCCGTTCTTCTCTTCCGATTGGTCTTTTGCCTCTTCGGGATTGCCCAGCGGATGGTCCTTCAGGAAGCGCTGGGCCGCCTCCAAGCAGCGTTCGTCGCGGCCCCATACTTCGACCGCGACTCTGCCACTTCCGGATATCAAGACTACTTCGAAGCGCTCGAAATCGCAAATGCGTCGCACCTGCTCCTTGGCTTCGTAGAACCGGCTGCGGGTGTAGCGGGAGTCAAGAGGCACAGGTGGCGCACAGCCGCTTCTCACGAGGGCTTTGCGGATGCCGATGTGCTGATCTGACTCGGGGCCCACGAGGGGCCAGAGCGTCCTGGCCGGTGAGACGAAATCGAGATTGGCGTACTGGAGCTGGGCGAGCTGCACCAGGTGGTCGCGCCGTAGGTTCTTTCGCTTCGTCGGCTTGCGGTCCAGCATCTCCCGCACCGACAGCAGAGTGGTCACCGGGAGCTCTGGCACGACCAGGTTGGTGAACAGGATGATGTCCTTGTCCGCGTCGAGGCCGGGTCGGATGCGGTGGATGGACTGGAGCACCTCGTCCTCCCGGGCGGTCTCTGCGATGGCTTGAATGAGGGGCTCCTTGTACACCATCACCTGCACCCCGACATCGTTGCCCACGTAGCGCCTGACGACGAACTCGGCGTCGGTCACCAGGTTGTCCTGGTAGTAGAGGGCGCCGGCGTATCGCTGGACCGTGTCGGGCGTCATGCCGGGCATGCCAAAGATGACGACCCGCTTGAAGTCCTTGAACGCGTTGGAGCCGCGGTTGCCGTAGAAGTGTGCGACGTCGGCCAGCGGCGGGAGGTGCGGCCGGATGTGAGGCTCCAGGGCTTGCTTGCAGATGACCAGCGTCCTGGGTTCCTCAGCGACTACCTTGCGCAGCAAGTCGAGCATGCGCTTACGGAAGACGGCCTGGCGTAAGGACTCGTAGCTGCCCGAGGTGGAGTACACCTGGGCCACTCGGTTCTCGAGGCGCATCGTGGGGGCGTAGACCCGCGGTCGGATCCCGAAGAGGCGCTCGTAGATCTCTGACTTGCCGGTCGCATCGAGGATGACGGTGGGGACAGGCAGGGGAGGGGGATCCGCCTTGCTGACGACCTCGAGCACGTTGGTGAATCGTCGTCGGCCCTTGTCCTCCCCGTCCTTCTCGGGGATCCGGACGCTCTGGAAATGGAGGCGTGAGAGGTTCGACTTCGGATCCCGGACGAACAGCTCGTAGCGCAGAACAGGGAGGAGCGCGTTCAGGAACTGTAGGGGGATGACGGCCTGGGGATCCCGGGGGTCGAAGTGCAACTGCTCCACCACGGAGTCCAGGGACCTCGGGATGGCCTTCATCGCCTCATCCAAGGTGATGGGGATGGCAAGGGAGCCAGTGCCCTCGTAGAGGGTTCTGTGGGCCTCGTCCATGCGTTGGCGCAGAGGGGTGCCGGTAATCGGCTGGGTGACCCGAGTATCGGCCAGCATGGAGGCCAGCCCCTCCAGGAAGCAGATCAACGACGTCAGCTTGGCAGCCTCGTTGTAGCTCTGGAATGACTCCAGCTCAGTCCGGAGCTCCTCGAGCATGTCCGCGACCTGCCGGACATCGCGCTCCCTGATGCGGACCTCCTCGATGAACTGCCCGAGGACATCCTCGTCGAAGACCACCACATCGAACCCCTGGGCGTAGTCCTTGACCTTGTGGAGGTACATGGGCTGCTGGACGAAGAAGCTGCTGACGCGATCCTCGAACTGGAGGAAGTAGCCACATCCCCCCCTGTGCTCACAGGTACGGCAGAGGCGCTGGTTGACGTTGATGCGGCGCTCCCTGAGACGGTGGGCCAGGTCCGGGTAGTGGCAGTTGGCGGGGAGGACCTCGCCTGAGGGGAGCGTCGCTTCCCCATGCCGACCCTCGATGCGTCGCCAGTGCGGCTTGAGGTACTGAGGGATGTTGTCGTACAAGTCGAGGCGCGTAGCGATCCACAGGGTCCGCAGTCCAAGGTCTGCCAGGAGGTTGAAGACCGTGGTGGTCTTACCTGAACCAGCTGGGCTCTTCACGAGGAGGGGAACGATGCGGCCTTCGCCGTGGACCCCGCCCCGGGCCTCGCTGATGTAGTCGGTCACCCGCTGGGCCATATCAGCCCGAAGAACCTTCACATCGGAGAACTCCATGCGCTCCGGCTCGAGGCGTGGAGCCTCAACTCTCGTCTCGGTCACCTTGTGCAGGCGTCGGGAGGTGGCAGTCTCGCGGGTGTGTGCGTGCAGCTCGCAGGTGTCGTTGCATTCGAAGCCGAGACGTCGGGCCGTGAAGCAGTTGAACTGATACCGGTCGTGGCGGAAGACAGTGGTCACCGCAGTGCGGGTGGAGCCGGCGATTTCCTGGGGCGAGGAGTGCGAGAACGGAGCGAGCACCTTGAGCGCGTGGCGCACCAGGAAGTCGGTACTCTCATCGAGTTTCCGGCCGATGGCCTTCAGGTAGCTGGCGAGCAAGACCGAGACCTGATTGCGGTTTGCTGTCGCAGGGTCCGGCACTCCAGTTGTGAGAGCCTCCCGGATGCAGGGCGGGTGCACCAACTCGTTGAGACCAGCGACAACTACGTAGTCTGCCTCGCCCAGGTCGTCGAACACGACCCGCGGCTGGGATTGCCTGGCGGCCGGGAGGCACTTGAGCCGTGAGGAATCTACGACGAACCGCTTCTGCGACCTCACTCTGGCTGCGCCCAGTGCATACAGACCGGCCAGGTACTCACAATGCCCCTCGGGCAAGGGCGGGACCGTGACCGGGTTCTCGGCCAACTGCAGGATGTGTTTTCTGCCGGCCTCAAGGTCAGCGCGTGTGAGAGCGATCTTGAACAGGCCCGTCTTCTGGTGCCTGGTGTTGGGCAATCGGAACTGTCTGCGGTTGGAGTAGATGGCCCAGTCGATATGGATGTCGCCCGTTTCTTCCTGGATGAGCTGTGCGATTCGGCGGTTGACCAGGTGGTTGTCCTCGGCCAAGGGCTGGGCGAAGGCCGTATGCGGGATGACGACGTGGAACCCCCGCCCCCCGGAGAAAAAGAGCTGGTGCGGGATCTCGTAGAGGCTGCAGAAGTCGAGGAGCTTGAGGACCGAGGGGATGAGCCCATCGAGCCCGCCGTCCTCTTCCTCGTCACCAGCGTCGAAGTCGAAGGCGAGGTCCACGTGGCACTGCAGCGGGACCGTCTCTTTGGCCAGGTCCACGCGCTCCTGCAGCGCGGGGATCTGGACCGCCATCTGCTGCACGTGCGCGTTCTGTCGAGCCAGCCACAGCTTGTACTCTGCAAGCATGACCTTGAGTCGTGCGTGCGCGTAGTGTAGCGGATATCGGTTGAGCGTCGTGTAGACGTTGAAGCGGTCGTAGATGCTGCAGAAGGCGTTGATGGCCTCCTGCCTGTCCTCGAGGGGGAGCCATTTGATCCGGTAGGGGCTGGACCGCAGATGCTCGTTGTAGACCTGGGGGACCAGGTATCCGAGTTCCTCGCGGCTACGGTCTGCAAAGTCCGTTCTCGCAATGAAGCTGGCGAGCTGCTTCTTCGTGTGCGTGTGCCAGACCTCCCTGACCAGGGTCTCCGGCGGCAATCGGAGGAAGTGCCCCACCATCTCGTCGAAGAGGGGTGAGTAGTCCGGGCGGTCGCGAAAGCTCATCGCACCGTCCCTCCGGTCGCGGCCAGGATGGTGCGGCGGTCATCCACGCGTTGGATACGCGCAGCTCGATTGATTCCTTTGCGGTCACCGATGATGATCGCCCGGTCCCTGGCCCTGGTCACCGCCGTGTAGAAGATGCCGCGGTTCAGCATGAAGCTGTGGCTGGAGTGCATGATGCACACGGCGCACGGGATCTCGGAGCCCTGGTATCGGTGAATCGTTGTCGCGTACGCCAGCATCACGCGCTGGATCTTCTGATGGTCCAGGTCCACGGGGCCACGGTCCTCGAAGTCCACCACCCACCGCTTCTGCCTGGGGTCGGCCTCGACGACGTAGCCGATGTGGCCATTCATGACGTCGATGCCGTAGTCGTTCTTGGTCTGGATGACTTTGTCGCCAGGGTAGAGCGGCGGCCGGCGGTTCGCTGGGACAGGAGGGATACTGCGACCGAAGAGCTTCTTCTGGACTACTGCCTGCAGAGCGAGGTTCAGGTTCTCCACCCCGAGCGTGCCTTTTCGCTGCGGGGCCAGGACCTGGACATCGCGGAGGATGTCGTAGCCGAGACGCTCGGCGAAGACCTCCTGGAAGAGTCGCAGCAGGTAGTTGAGCCCGTCGTCGGCATCCTTGAACCGTGGGATCACGTTCCAGTCCGGCGTCACTGGATCGCTCTTGCGGAGCCCTACGACGCGGCCCTTCAGGATCTCGAGGCTGTTGTGCCGCAGTGGACCGGCCTGCCGAACGACTTCGTCCAAGACCGTGTACGGGATCAGGTCGAGGGCCAGGATGTCCCGGAGTACGTTGCCCGGGCCAACGGGGGGGAGCTGGTTGTGGTCGCCGGCGAGGATGAGGCGGGTCTCCCGGAAGTCGATGGCGGAGAGCAGGCGGTACATGAGGGGGACGTCGCACATCGATACCTCGTCAGCGATGACGACATCGGCCTCGAGGGGATTTTCGCTGTCGTGCTGCCACTCCTCTCCGTTGTAGCCGAGGAGCCGATGGATGGTCTGTGCGCGCCGGCCGGTGACTTGTTCGAGTCGCTTGGCGGCCTTGCCTGTGGGGGCAGCGAGCTCGACGGTCTGGCCTCGACTCTGGGCCTCGTCCACCACCTTGTTGATGACGAAGGTCTTCCCTGTGCCGGCAGGGCCGGTGATGACGTACATGCGGTTGCGGAGTACGCCATCGAAGGCCTCGTGCTGGCAGGCTGTCATTTCATGGACCGGCATACCGGGTCTCCTTGTGTCAGGGGCCGGCGTAGAACTCCGGCCTCCTACATGGACTATGTGGGGGCAGAACGCGGAACCGGGACATCTCACCCCTCATTTAGGGCACGCACATGGATTGCCGAAAACCGGAACAAGATAAGATTAGAGAAGTCCCGAGAGTCTGGTGAAAACGGAAGTGGGGGCGCCGATTATGCTCTGTGTTGATGCCGGATACAGCAGACTCCATCGTTGACCCCTCCGGCCAGTATTTGCGATAATTCAAGTGTTTCCGGTCCAGCGCCTGCGCCCCAGGGGCACAGAGCGACAACATTGGCCGTTTACGAGGGGGACATGGCAGATTGCACAGAATGTCAGCCGCCCATCATTCGACTCCGCGAAGGCGAGGAACTCATGACCGAGTTCTCGGCCCGCCAGAATTTCTGGTCAGCAGTTCAAACTGTCCGGCCTGAATGCATCGAGGACTTGAGAGACAGCGTGCTGCCCGTCTACGTTCGTTCGAGCATGGTGGACGAGGACGCCGATTTTCCAGAGTGTTGGGCGTTCCGCAGTTTGCAGGATTTCAAGGACGGAGAATTCGTGGGCACACTTGAACAGTGGCGAGGGCGATGGAAGTTGACGGTGGACTGGATCGTCCCCCATGTCGACGGCACACTCGAGGATTTGGCACGAGGACGATACAACAAGCCAACGCTCAAGTCGGGCAGACGGTCTCCTTCTGTTCCTTGCGAGATGGGGAAAGACAACCCGAAATGCTTGGTAAACATGATTGCGAGATGGGAGGAAGAGGGCAAGGCGAAGCATCGCGAGGAGGCCCCCGAGGAACTCGCTTTCCGCTTCGAGGAGTGGTGGTACTTGCCCCGAGGCGAGACTCGGGACGAAGCAAGAGAGAGGATCGCCGACAGGTTTCACGAGGAACTGTCAGCCTACCTGTTGCGGGTCCAAAACTTCTATGCACCGCAGATGCGCAAGTTCCACTATGCGCACTTCCTGTGGCTCGCTCAGAGAGTCGTTCCCGATCATTCCGGTCGCCGTGCTCGCGTGACCGACATCAAGCATGACCGAAGTGAGGTTAGCCGGAAGACGAAACGGCTCGCAGAGTTTATCGTTCTTGATATTCCCCCGGCGCCGCGAGGCAAGAACACAGTCTCTAGCTGAGCGCAATTGCCTTCTCTCCGAGTTGTCATGCCCCTCTGACCTCAAGAAAGCGTGCGTCTAATCATCTGAATTGCACGCGTCGCATCCCGCACCGCAGCCAATAGCATGGAACCAGGGTCGAGAGCCGATCTCGCTGCCGAAGTATAGAAGGGAAATGCTCTTCTCCTTCTCGGCTTCGGGCACGGTTGATGAAGGAAGACGAGGATGACGACTGGCGCAGACAACCTGGCCATTCCCAACGGCACGAGCCACGGCGCTTACAAGTTCCTGAACGCCGAGCACCTCATCGCCGGAGCCGGCGTTTTCCGCAACCCATACTTCCCATCCGAGCTTCTCGAACCGCTTTCTCTGATTGGAGGCCCCGACACTATCGGGACCTTCCCGGTAGATAACGAAGTAGGGGGCGGCTCCAGCATTCCATCCTCCAAGGGAGGCCAGATGACCACCGTGCATGCGGCCACGAGCCACCAGAACTTGGTGGACAGAATTCCGACGAGAGGGCAGTCGACCGGATTCCCTGCATCGAGGTGGACTTCGGGGTGGGCTACATCATCGATACCGAGACCTTCTGTGACTTGGTTCGAGTTGCAGCGCCCTTGGGGATGTTGGCTGTCTCCTCTTGAGACTCCCGGTACGAAGCCAGCTCTCGACGAGGGATGGGGCGGGAAAGCGAATTTCCGCCGAGCCGATCTGGTCACTCATGTATTCGTCCGTGACTTCGGTTCGGAGCACCGTGTTGACGACTTTCAGCAGGTTCGAGGGGTTGACAGGCCCCATTCTGCGGGGGACCATCTTTTTGTTCCCAATCAGCGTTGGCCCTGAAAAAGACCGCATCGGCAAGTGCGGAGTGTTGGCTGCTGTGCCGTGCGGCCACGGTGCGCCCACGAGAACAGGGGCGGTGCAGGCCCTGGAGCGGAGGTGAAGCGATGCCAAGTGGAGAAAGCCTGTCACACTTCACGGTTCAGACCTGCGTTTACCAGTTGAAGGGGGCCGAGGCTGACATGAGTCAAGTCGAATGTCATAGCAGCTCGTTTTACAGCCGCGGGAACGGCATGCATGTTTGCGGCTGGCGGCCAGCTGGGCCCTTGGCATTGGGCAAGGAGCGACAAGAAATAAGTCCCCTTGTCACCCAACCCGATTGGACGGTGCCCTGTGATTGAGGCCACGATTCGAGTCTGAAGCCACCCGCTGCGGGGGCAGGCAACAGGAGGCAAGAAGCCCATGTACTTCCGAATCTGTCAGCAACTGCTGCACACCGTGCGACTCGCTGGAACGGGATACCTGTTGCTTCTGCCCGTTGACCAGGGGATCGAGCACTCCACCGGAGAGTGCTTCGCGCCGAACCCCCTCTACTTCGATCCCGAGAACATCGTCAAGCTGGCCATCGAGGGCGGCTGCAACGGAGTTGCCACGGCCCTTGGCGTTCTTGGCTCCGTGGCCCGGGAGTACGCGCACCAGATTCCGTTCATTCTCAAGTTCAACCACAACGAGATGCCTGCCCTGATCGCGGTCGGCGCGACAGTCTACTTCGGGTCGAGTATTGCCCATCATCAGGACTTCTTCGCAACTAGTCCCGCCAACTCAGAATCCGAGACCATCGTCGCTCTGGCTCACAAGAACAACGACATCCGCCTCGCCTCGCTGGCACCCGAATTGCCGGATGTAGTCATAGGCGTAGAAGCCAGAAATGTCGGCGGGGAATTGATACGAGGCAGAGCCACCGGCGGGATGGAGGTCTACGCCGACCTCATCAAGCACGCGGCGGTCTACCGCCAGATGTCCCCCAGGGTGAAAACATCGTGTTGCGGGCGTCATAACTACGTCAGGAGCATTTCAGGCCCTCTATCCTTTTCATTCGCTTGGAGGACAACGTCGGGGGTCTCCTGGAAGGTAGTCAGCGAGACACGAAATGGCGCATCTTGTCCTTTAGCAGCAACGATCGTAGGCAAAATGGGTTTCCGCAAACACTTGCTTGCTATCGTCGCTATTCGGGCCAAGACGCGGCGAGCTACTGGCTGGCGTTCAACTGGCGTTTTCTTGACAAACTGCAGCGAAATTGGCTACCAAGACTGTACTTCCCTTAGACGCTCAATCTGGTCTGCAAGATCCAATGGACAGGCGATTTGGAGAGGTCCGCACTCCAATCGCATATGTATCTGCGGGACGGCGTTGCGCCGCAATGAACGAACGAAGCTATGTCCCCTGCAAGGCAGCCGTGGGCCTCTTGGGAATGGGGTTGATACGAGGAGGAAGTGGTCATGAGGCAGAAACGAGCCCGAAGTCGAGACCAGCTGACATGCACCCAATGCGAGGCGTTGCTCGGCGTCGTCCGCGACGCTGGCATTGAGATCCGGCGCGGCGATGTGCAGGCCATCGCAGACAGGAGGGTAAGCATCGTCTGCTATCGGTGTCGCACGCTGAATGTGTTCGTTCATCCAAGCGTTCGCAAGCCAGATTCGGCGGCGTAGTCGCTGATTGAATGACATCGGTCGGGAAGCCCGACCCCCAACAGAGGTGCAACGACACCCTTTGACGACCTAACGAGGCGCATGAAGCCCGGTCATAAGGCCGGCGTTCCATGCGTAGCCCCTGGTTGTTCCTCTGTGATGAGTTCCGCAAATCCACCGACACTACCTCCTTCGGGAGGGCATTCGACAAAGCCAAGGAGGGAGTTCCGCTCCTCCTGATGTTCAACAATCCAGACGGTCTTCTCCGACACCAGCGCAGCCTGGTTCCCGGTGACGGGCAGACAGACATGGTGCTCCACTCCCTCATCCAGGGATACAAGCGGGGCGGTGCTGCAGGTGCGGCCGCAGGCACCCTGGCCTTCCTTGCCCTGGAGCCAGCGCTCACCGTGATCTTCTTCCGGGCGCGCAAGGCCTACAACTCCGACGAGGAATGCGCAGGCGAGGTGTGCCTGGCCTTCTTCGAGAAGCTGGCTCGTTGGGATCTGGAGAACATGTCGCGCATCGCGGCCAACCTGCAGCTTTCCACGCTGCATCGGGTCTTGAGGTCGCGCACCCGGCAGATCGATGATGACCGCCGCGTCGCGGAAGGCCTCCTCCAGGCCCAGGCCCTGACCGAGGCTGATGGGCACCAGGAGATCTCCATCGGCCATCTCTGGAGCGTCCTCTCCAGCAAGGAGTCTCCCTACACCCTTGATGAGCCCGAGGTCGTTGCCCTTCGAAAGGCCTTGGCGGAAGAGTTGCCGCTGTCCCCTACCGATGTCGAGCTGCTGGTACTGCGGGGCCCTTGCCGTCTGCCCTGGAAGCAGATCGGTGAGCGTCTCGATATGCAGCCGGAGAGCGCACGCCGGCGGCACCGGCGTCTCAAAGACCGCTGGCAGCACCACCCCTTCTTCAAGGTGTGATGTCCCGGTTTCTCGACCTGCCCCCACATAGTCCAGGTGTAAGGGGCGGAAACGAATCCGTCCCGTCAGGAGGAAAGATGGCAATGGCAACCGACAGCGCACAGGCGGTCACGCAGTTCTTCGGAGAGGTCGTCGCCGAGCTGGCCCACGGTCTGTCGCATCTCGACGTCGGGGATGAGGCTACGTGGGAGCTCTCCCGCCGGCTGCACAGCATCTGGCGCGAGACCATCCGTAGGTCCCGGGTGCGGGATTCTGAAGACATCCCCGTCCCCGAGGGGCATCCCGCGTTCACCGAGCTGAAGCGACTCGTCGACGTGGAGGTACAGGAATGAGCTCACGCACGAGAAGGAACCTGTCTCCCGCCTGGATGCAGCTCGTCGAGCTGTGCCGGGAGATCAACTTCGGCCACATCGAGGACATCGAGTTCCGGGACGGATCCCCCGTGAGCTATGGCGTGGTCGTCAAGACCATCAAGCCGGGACCCAACATGCTCAATGGGCCCGCCCCCATCCCGGGTCCTCCGCTCCGCCCGCAGTGGACCCAGGTGTTTGCGGTGGCGCAGGCCGAGCCGGTGGTTCGGGTGTGTCGCTTCGAAGTGGCGCACGGCAACCCCCTCAAGCTCCACGTCCAGACCGAAGGAGGCGCTTTCGATGGGTAAGCGAATCCTGACGTACTCGTCCATTCGGAACTTCCGCAACTGCCGACGCAGGTATTTCCACCGCGTCGTGGAAGAGCTGGTCCCGCTGCAGACCGACTCCAACCTCCGCATCGGCAGCATCTTTCACGAGTGTCTGGAGCGTTGGGGCCAGCTCGACCTGGAGGGCCAGCCACGCGACGAGGCAGCGGTCCACGAGATCCTGGCCCATATCGACCAGTCGTACCCCAACCGCGCCGGGGACCCCGAGCAGAACCGCCAGTGGCACCTCATCCGCTCCATGTTCCTCGGGTACACCCGTCAGTACGCGGTGGAGCCGTTCCGGGTGTTGGCCGTCGAGAAGACCTTCGACTGCCCCATCATCAACCCGGTCACAGGGTATCCCTCCCGCTCCTTTCGCATGGCCGGCAAGGTCGATGGGCTCGTGCAGATGAAGGAGACCGGGGAGTTCTTCATCATCGAGCACAAGACCGCTGCCCAGATCACCGGCGACTACATCGAGCGGCTCCCCCTGGATTTCCAGGTTCTGCTCTACGCGAACTACCTGGCCCGGGCCATGGGAATCACCATCGCGGGTGTGATCTACGACGTGGTGGGTAAGGCCCAGCTCAAGCAGAAGCAGGGAGAGACCGAGGAGGAGTTCGGAGCTCGGAGGGCAGAACTCCTCGCGAAGTCGAAGACCGGCAAGACCTCCGCCAAGCGCCGGATGCCAGAGGCCGACGAAGACTACCAGGAGCGGCTGGCAGAGAAGTACCGCGACTCTGCGATGTTCCACCGGGAGATCCTCTACGTGTCCCAGTCCGACATCGACGACGTCATTGCCGAGGTGTGGGATCTCACTCAGCAGCTCTTGCGGGCCTACCATGACGGCCGCTGGTATCGCAACGACAGCATGTGCTTCCACTACGGCCGCCCCTGCCCCTACTTCCCGCTGTGTCGCTCCGGGGGCAACCCCAACCTGCTGGAGAACCTCTACGAGAGGAAATCCGCGCACATCGAACTCGCAACCAACGGCGATGAGTCGCCGGCTTTCTAAGGAGATCCAACCATGGGAGTCCTACCAGACAAGAAGACACCGACGAAGACCAGCCCGGCAGACCTGACGATGCTGTTGTACGGGGCGCAGAAGCTGGGGAAGTCCACCCTCTGCTCCCACGCGGACGGAGCGTTGTTCCTGGCCACGGAGCCGGGACTGAACCACCTGGAGGTCTTCCAGGTGCCTGTCTCGAGCTGGGAGGAGCTGCTGGGGGCACTGTCTGATGTGGCGAAGGGGGACCACTCGTTCCGCACCGTCATCATCGACACCATCGACAACGCGTACAAGTTCTGCACCGAGTACGTGTGCGCGCAGCATGGCGTCAAGCATCCCAGCGACCTCTCGTACGGCAAGGGATACGCGCTCGTGAACAACGAGTTCCACCGGGTCATCAACAAGATGGCCCTGCTCCCCTACGGTCTGATCATGACCAGCCATGCCCATGAGAAGGAGGTCGAGAATCGCGACGGAAAGTACACCAAGGTGATGCCCACGCTCCCGGACGGAGCCCGCAAGATCCTGTTGGGGTTCGTGGACATCATCCTCTTCTGCGACCTCGAGACCGACACGGACGCGGAAGGGGAGACCACCTACCGGAGGGTGCTGCGCGCCAGGCCCAACAAGCACTTCGAGGCCGGGGACCGGACGGGCAAGCTGCCCGCCGTTCTGCCGATGGACTACGCGGCCTTCGCCGCAGCCCTGGACGGGGAGCGCCTCCGCCCGGGAAAGACAACCGACAGCCAGTAGCAGGAGAAGACCATGACAGACGACAGAGACAACGTGTTCGACCTGGAGCAGTTCGACGATAACTATGCCACCGCCAAGCCAGACTTCGGCGGAGAGGGCGTGGACCTGCCGGATGGCAAGTACCAGATGATCGTCGAGAAGGCGGAGCTGCAGAAATCCACCAAGGGCAACGCCATGCTGGTGTGGCGGATGCGGGTACTGGGGCCGCGCTACGCTGGGGCGAAGCACTGGCACCGCAACATGATCGTCACCCGGAAGAACATCGACTGGCTCAAGCGGGATCTGGTGCTGGCCGGCCTCGAACTGGCCAAGCTGTCCGACCTCGAGAAGCGCGCCGGGGAGTTGGTTGACGTGGTCCTGGAAGTCCAGCTCAAGACCAAGGGCGACAGGCAGAACAGCTACGTCAACAAGCGGGTCCGCAACTCGGAAGGAGCGCAGGGTGCCCCGAATCCTGTGGCTTCGGACGACGATTTCCCCTTCTGATGCCGGAGGACGCCATGGCCCCGATGACCATCGCCATCGACACGCGGGAGCAGCTCCCCTTCGAGTTCTCGTCTGGAGTCGCTGTCGTCCGCGCGACCCTGAAGACCGGCGACTATTCACTCGTGGGGATGGAAGATCAGGTGGCGTTCGAGCGCAAGAGCCTCGACGATCTGGTCAGCTCCGTCATCCACGATAGGAAGCGGTTCGGCGCGGAGCTGGCCCGCCTGGTTCCCATGAAGCACCGGGCGGTGGTCGTCGAGGCCGACGTGGGCGATGTCGTCAACCGCCGCTATCGCAGCGAGGCCCACCCCAACGCCGTGCTGGCCGCGGCAAACTCGATCTTCCTCCACTACGGGGTACCCGTCTTCTTCTGGGGCGATCGGCCCCACGCCCGGCTCCTCCTCGAGGACCTCCTCTCCCGCATCTGGAAGGGGCGCAAATCGTGAGGACAGAGCCCACCATGCAACCCGCCTCCGTTACCCTCCGCGGCCGCATTGAGAGGGTCTTCTTCTCGGGGCCGAAGTTCACAGCCGGTCTCGTCGAGAGCGAAAGCGGCACCATTCGCTTCGCCGGCCCATTCGCTGTGGCCGAGGACGATGCCGTCGTCTTCGAAGGGAAGTACGAGAGAACCAAGTGGGGACTCCAGCTCAAGGTCCACAAGTACAAGCCGGATCTCAAGCTCGACGCCCACGGTTTGATGCGCTTCCTGGCCGGCAGCAAGCGGTTCAAAGGGGTCGGAGAGGTCCGGGCTCGGGAGTTGGTCCAGCGGTTCGGTGAGGACTTCGACCGTATCGTGGTGGAGGCTCCGGAGCGTCTCATGGAGGTGCGGGGAATCACCCGAGACGTCGCAAATGGGGTGCGGGAGGAATGGCTCAGGCGGAGGCAGCAGGCCCACGCCATCTCATTCCTGGCGGCCTTCGGCCTCACCCCGTTCCAAGTGGACAAGCTCCTCGAGGTGTTCGGGGATTCCGCGGTTCGCGTTGTCCAGGAGAATCCCTACGTTCTCATGGAGAAGGTGGACGGATTCGGGTTCCGGCGCGCAGACGATGTGGCGCTCAAGACGGGCGTTGCCAGGGACAACCCCCATCGCGTTCGGGCAGGCCTGTTCTACGCGGTGCAGAAGGCCTCGGAGGATGGCCACACCTGCCAGCTCAGGACCGATCTTCTACGGCAGGCCGTCGAGATGCTCATGCTGGATTCGAACAACGCGTTTTCTCTGGTGGAGGGCTCGCTCGGCACCTTGGTCTCGGAGAAGGAGCTGGTCGAGTTTCCTGGGCGGGATGGCAACACCTATGTCTCCCTCGCCAGACTCCATCGCATGGAGACCTACATTGCTGGCGTCTTCGTCCGATGGGGGGCTGAGCGATGACGACCACCCTTGTCCGCGAAATCGCAGACCTCCTTGTCCTCGGCTACCTCCGCTATCGCAAGCGCCAAGCCCGCAAATGCGTGGTCGAGAAAGAGGCGCCCCGGGCGGAGAACCCCCTTGATGATGTCGCCCCCGAAGGGAGGGTACCCCTGCCGGAGAATCGAACTCCGGAGAACGGGGGGAAGCCATGAACGACGGAAACAGCAGCAGCAAGGGTAGGGAGGGGATTCTGCGCCAGCTCGCGGAGCTGGACGACCTGCCCACCGACGAACTCAAGGCCCGGTGGCGGGCCCTGTACGGGAAGGAGCCGCCGCGGTTCAATCGGCAGTTCCTCATCAAGAGATTGGCCTACCGTATCCAGGAACTGACCTATGGCGGGATGCCCGACGAACTGCGGGACCGGATGGACCGGCTGCTTGAGGCCGAGGGTTACAACGAGCTGGGCGTGAAGGTGCGGGACCGGAAGCCGGCGACCGACAGGCCCATCCCGGGCACGATGTTCATCCGGGAATGGGAAGGAGAGCGGCACGAGGTGACGGTGCGCGAGGACTGCTTCGAGTATCGCAGCATGCCGTATCGGTCCCTGTCGGCCATCGCCAGGAAGATCACCGGCACCCGATGGAACGGACCGGCGTTCTTCGGACTGCGCAAGGCTGGGGGAGCCCATGGAACGAAGTAGCCTGCAGATCGCAGAATCATCCCCTGAGACACGGCCCCAGATCCGATGCGCCATCTACACTCGAAAGTCCACGGATGAGAACCTCGACTCGGATTTCAACTCCTTGGACGCGCAGCGCGAGGCCGGGGAGAACTACATCCGGTCACAGCAGCACGAGGGATGGGTAGCACTGGCTGGCAGGTATGACGACGGCGCGTACTCAGGGGCCACTCTGGAGCGACCTGCGCTGAAACGCCTGATGACCGACGTCCGCGCCGGCCGGCTCGATACCATCGTGGTCTACAAGATCGACCGGCTCTCCCGGTCCCTGATGGACTTCACCAAGCTGGTGGAGCAGCTGGAGCGGCACAAGGTCTCCCTGGTCGCAGTGACCCAGCAGTTCAACACCACGACCAGCATGGGTAGGCTCACGCTGAACATCCTCCTGAGCTTCGCGCAGTTCGAGAGGGAGGTCTGCGCGGAGCGCATCCGGGACAAGATCGCGGCAGAGAAACGGCGCGGTCGATATCTCGGCGGGGTGCCCCCACTGGGGTACGACGTCGACCGCGAGCGGAAACTGTTGCTTGTGAATCCTGAAGAGGCCGCGCTGGTGCGCCTGATCTTCCGGCGATTCCTGCAGCTCGGATCCGTGGTCGCCCTCATCAAGGAACTGAACGAGAAGGGGCACACTACGAAATCGTGGACCACGAAGAAGGGCAAGGTCCGCCCTGGCGTCCCCTGGAACAAGAACCACGTCTACCGGCTGCTGAACAACCCCATCCTCATCGGCCTGATCCCGCACAAAGACAAGACGTTCCCAGGCCAGCACGAGGCCATCATCGAGAAGTCCTTGTGGGATGAAGTGCAGGAGAGCCTCAACGACGGGGGCCAGCGCGCCCGGGCCAACGCGACCAGGTCGAAGACGCCCGCGATGCTGAAAGGCGTCATCCGGTGCGGGCACTGCGGCACCAGCATGGGGATTACCTTCACTCGCAAGAACGGCCGGACTTACCGGTACTACCTCTGCGACCGGGCCAACAAGAACGGGTACGACGCCTGCCCCGTGAAAAGTGTCCCCGCCGGCGACGTCGAGAAAGCGGTCATGATGCAGGTGCGTCGGGTCTTCCAGGCACCTGAAATCCTGGTCGAGGCGCTGACCTGCATTCAGAAACGGGAAGGAGAAGAACATGGTCGACTGGCCGCGGAGCGGGACGCGCTGCAGGCCGAGATCGCTACGACCAAGGCCAACGCCCAAAGGCTTATCGCCAGCCATCTGGGCGGAGACGATGGCGGCACATTCGTCTCCGAGGAGATCGCCCGTATGGAGCGTACCGTCGAGGATCTCAACCGCAAGCTGCGGATGGTCACGGCCGAGCTCGACATGCTGGAGCGTACACCGACCACCGAGGCCCGGCTCATGGAGGAGCTCCAGGTCCTCGACCGCATCTGGGACGAGCTCTTCCCTGCGGAGAGGGAACGCCTCATCCGTTTGGTAGTGGACAGTCTCACCGTGAACTCGGATGGATTGCTCCTGGTGCTGCGGGCGGATGGGCTGGGGAGCCTGATGGCGGAGTTAGGGACGATGGAGGCGGCGCTGGAATCAGGGGGTACGAAGGGACGCAGGCCAAAGCGCGGCCAGCCACGGGCCGAGGTCGACGCCGACGCAGGCCGGATCACCCTGCGCTTACCGATGAAGTTCAAGAGGAAGGCTGGGCGCAAGCAGGTGATCCTGCCTGATGAGGCAGGGGTTCATTCGGAGCACTCTCCGGTGCAGGGCGCTTTGGCCATCGCTGTTGCCCGTGCGCATCGCTGGCTGCAGCTCCTCGAGGACGGGCGATTCTCATCGCTCAGCGAGTTGGCCGAGGCCGTGGGCATGGACCCGTCCCTGCTCCGTCGGCACCTCAATTTGACCCTACTGAGTCCGAGAATGGCGAGGCGGGTGCTGGATGGGACGGAGCCGGAGGGGTGGTCGAGGCGTGGGTTGAGTCGAGACGTCCCTATGCAATGGGACCTGCAGTCCTAACCACGGATGAACTCGTAGATCTCAGTCAGCACCGAGACATCGAAGCCCTGGATTGCTCTGGTATTTCTTGCCCATTTCGTGTTAATTGAGCACTTAGGCTGGCCTGATCCACCGAAGGTACGCGTAGGGGCACGATGAGCACGTTGTTTGAGAGACTCGGAGAGGAAGTTGCCTCCTGGAAAGAGGCTGGATATCCAGTTGAGGACTGCCCGGCCCTCGGGGAGATCCTCGACTGGGCCCGCATCGAGCAGACTGAGACGCTGCGCTTCCTCCGGCCGCCCCAGTTGCGTGCGTTGGAAGTCTACTGGTATCTGCGTCTGGTTAAAAAGACGCCCCATGTGCTCGAACTCTACCAGGACCTGTTCTCAAAGCAGTCCGAGCGGCTTGCGGCACTCGGGTTGGAGGGCGAGGGCATAAGCCGAATCATCATTGACGATGGCATCGATGCCCTCTGGGAGGCCGTCCGGTCCGACGACGAGTTCGTCCACTCCATGAAGTTGGAATCTCTTAGGGAGACACTGACGCTGGACTACCCCAGCTACATCCTTGCTCTGGCTATGGGGGCCGGTAAGACCATTCTCATCGGAGCCATCATCGCCACCGAGTTCGCCCTGGCCCTGGAATACCCTGGCGGCGAGTTCGTGCACAACGCTCTCGTATTCGCTCCCGGAAAGACCATCATCGAGTCGCTGCGCGAGCTGGCCGATATCCCGTACGAGAAGCTCTTGCCGCCACGGCTCCATAAGCCCTTCGCTGCATCAGTGAAGCTAACGTTCACCCGGGACGGCGAAAAGGACGTGCCCGTTATTCGGGGCTCCTCCTTCAACTTGGTAGTGACAAACACCGAGAAAATCCGCATCCAGAAGGAGACCATCCGCAAGTCGGACATCGGCAGGCTGTTTACTGCCGAACAGGAGGACGAGGCTAAGGCGGAAGTGGCCAACCTTCGCCTCCAGGCAATTGCAAGTTTGCCCCACCTGGCAGTCTTCTCCGACGAGGCGCATCACACCTACGGGCAGTCTCTGGACAAGGGACTCAAGAAGGTACGCAAGACGGTTGACTACCTTGCCCAGAACACCAGCCTCATCTGCGTCGTCAACACGACAGGGACTCCCTACTACCGCCGGCAGCCTCTCAAGGACGTGGTGGTCTGGTACGGTCTGTCCGAAGGAATCCAGGACGGCATCCTGAAAGATCTGGCCGGGAACGTTCAAGCCTACGATTTCGAAGGCGACGCTGCAAACTACGTGCGGCACGTCATCCTCAACTTCTTCGAGGACTACGGCGACGTCCAACTCGCCAATGGGGCGCCGGCCAAGCTGGCGCTGTATTTCCCACAGACCAAGGACCTGGCTGAACTCAAGCCAGTTATAGACCATGCGCTTGTCGAAGTGGGCCTGAGCCCCGCACTAGCTTTGGTGAATACTTCCGACGACAAGCTCACTTCCCAGGCTGATATCGACGCTTTCAATCGGCTCAACGACCCGTCGAGCCCGCATCGTGTTGTGCTCCTGGTGAACAAGGGGACCGAAGGCTGGAACTGCCCGAGCCTGTTTGCATGTGCCCTGGCCCGGAAACTGAAGACCTCCAACAACTTCGTCCTCCAGGCATCTACCCGTTGCCTGCGTCAGGTTCCGGGCAACGACCGCAAGGCCAGGGTGTACCTGTCGAAGGACAACTTCTCCATTCTGGACCGCCAGCTCCGGGAGACGTACGGAGAAACCATTGAGGATCTCAATCGCTCGGGCCAGGAGATGAAGCGGGCCCAGATTGTGCTTCGCAAGCTGGATATTCCGCCCCTTGTTGTGACCCGGATCGTGCGGACCGTCGTAAGGGGTGAGATGGAGATGGGGGCATTGGCCCTGACTAGACCGAAAGCCACAACTACCGAAGGTCTCACCAGACAGACGTTCACGGTTGCCGAACAGCAGGCCACCCAAGGCGTCCTCCTCCAAGTTGGCGATACGGACATCATCGAAGAGGTCGCAGACGTCCTGGACCCCTATGCCGCTGCGGTAGAGTTGGCCGGTCTTTACAGGCTTGCCCTTTGGGATGTCTACGACGAGGTTCGGCGGCTCTACGGTCAGGAAGAGATTACCCTAGCCGAGTTTCGAGACCTGGTCAGGCAGGTGGAAGAGCAATCTCGCAACTATGAAGTGACCGAGGAGAAGGTGGATATAGCGCTGGCCTTAGTCAGACCCGTCGATGGGTTTGACCGGGGAGAGGACGAGACCGGAGCAGAGGTCTTCACTGCGGACATCGTGTACCCCCGCGACCGCGCGCATCTCCTCCTCCACCGTGACAAGCTGCAAGGGCAGAACAAACACGACTTCGGTTTTCACTACACCCCATACGAGTTCGATTCGAACCCCGAGCAGTCTTTCTTCGAGCAGCTCCTCATGGAGCTCAACCTCCATCCCGAGGAGGTTGAGGACATCTACTTCACCGGGGCCCTGACCGACCCGAGCAAGACCGATTTCTTCGTTGAGTACAAAGACGATAAGGGTAAGTGGCGACGCTACACTCCTGATTTCGTTGTTCGCCGCAAGCCAGCCCCTGGGAAGCCCGCAGGAACTGGGAAGGCGTACATCGTGGAGATCAAGAAGGCTCACGACCGAGAACACCCGGTGGATGGCGCAACCGGGCGCAAGGCCATGGCCATCAGGAAGTGGGAGGAACTCAATCCTGAGCGGCTGAAGTACGAGATGATTTTCACGGATGGTGCGACCATCGCTGCGAATCAGCTCGCCGCTGTCAGGGAGTTCGTGCGCGGAGGCCGGGATTGACCACTGCGGGCGAACACGATTCGGCAGGAAGTGGCCCCGGCAGAAACGGGAGTCAGGGTCCCAGAAGTTTGGAACAAGCGGCCCTGGTTCAGGGGCGTCGGCAGAGCTGAAGAACGCGGAGCGACACGCATGAGCGAAGAGAAGATTACTGTTACTAAGGCGAAGGGACGGCCAATGCTGACATGGGTGGGCAAGCGCCCCCTGTCACATGTGACCGCATTCCCTGCACAACATATTGAGACGTTCGACCCCGCAGGCGATCTGGGCAAGAAGCGGCATCAGCCGGAATTCTGGGCAGATTGGCCTGCAGCGTACCCGAAGGGTGGGCTTCTCTTCCACGGAGACAACAAGGAAGTTCTGGCGCATCTGCTGGCAAACGGGTTCCGAGGAAAAGTAGACCTTGTCTACATCGATCCTCCTTTCGACAGCGGTGCTGACTATGTTCGGAAGGTCAATCTGCGAGGAGGGCCTGGAACGGCCAAGATTGATGGCGAGCGCTACGCGGTGGGCGAGCAAGTCCAGTACACGGACATTTGGGCCAACGACAACTATCTTCAGTTCATGTACGAACGCCTGCTCCTGCTGCGGGAGTTGCTAGCTGAAGATGGCACGATCTATCTTCACTGCGATTGGCACAAGAGCCATTTTCTTAGATGCATAATGGACGAAGTGTTTGGGCCGGAGAGCATCCTCAATGAAGTGATTTGGAAGCGTACTTCTGCAAGGAGCGATTCCAGTACCTTCAATCACATTCACGACGCACTGTTCGTGTACCATAAGGGGACCTACCGGTTCAATCGCCTGTACTTGCCTCACGACCCGCGGTACGTAGCGAAGTACTTCACCTATAGCGACTCCGACGGGCGGCTTTATGCGACGATTGATGCCACCCAGGCGGGCCTCAGAAAAGGCTCGTCCGGAGATCCGTGGAGAGGTTTTGAGCCTTCTTCAAAGGGGAACCACTGGAAATTCGCTACGGCAGAGCTAGACAGGTTGGACGGAGAGGGGCGCATCTACTGGCCAAAAAAGGACGGAGGATGGCCCCGCTTGAAGAGCTATCTTGATGAGGCGAAGGGGGCTGCTGTACAGACGATCTGGACAGACATCAAGGCCGTGAATAGCCAAGCGGAGGAACGTGGCGACTATCCGACACAGAAGCCCGAGGCGCTCCTCGAACGGATTATCTCAGCTTCATCAAATGCTGGAGACCTCGTTCTGGACTGCTTCGTCGGGTCTGGTACTGCGGTAGCCGTAGCGCAGAAGCTCGGCCGTCGATGGATTGGATGCGATATCAACAAGGGGGCAATTCAGGCAGTGTCTACAAGGGTACACTCAGTAGTTGACGAGCAACAGAACGAGTCGCGTGGTGCATCGGTGGAGACTCCATCGTTGCCTGGAATAGAGAAGCCCAGCGACGACAGCATTTGCCCGCCCGCAGCGCAGGCAGCGTTCACCGTCTGGCGCGTCAATGACTACGACCTGTCCGTTCAGCACAACGAGGCCGTGAATCTTGCATGCGAGCACATCGGTGTAGAGCGCGCCCGTTCTGACAGCTACTTCGACGGGACACGAGGGTCCTCATTGGTGAAGATTATACCGTTTGGGCACCCGCTTTCTCCCCTGGACCTTGAAGAACTGAAGAAGGAACTTGAGGCTCGGCCGGACGAGGACAGGCGCATCACGGCGGTGTGTCTCGGAATCGAGTTGGCCGCGGTTGCCTGGGTCGAGGATTGGAACCGTCTCCGCAAGGCTGAAGATTCGGTCAACCGGATTGATGTCATCGAACTGCGCAGCGACCCGAAGTACGGCAGGTTCATCAAACACGAACCGGCCACGGCCAGAGTAACGGTGGAGCGGAAGGCCGGCAAACTTCTGGTAGATGTCGTTGATTTCATCTCGCCCACCATCATCGAGCGCCTCAAGGATCAGGCTGGCCTGCTGGCACCGAAGATCGACGACTGGCGCTCCATGGTTGACTGCGTGATGATCGACACGGCCTACGACGGCCAAGTTTTCAACGTGAAGCTGTCCGACGTGCCCGAGAAGAAGAACGATCTCGTGCTCGGCAAGTACGAACTGCCCGTCCCCGATGGCGAAACCACGGTAGCCGTGAAGGTCATCGACATGTTGGGGGAAGAGGTTCTTGCTATTAAGATCGTCTGA